GAGATCTCTTCGATGGGGTCTCAGCTACAGCAATGGTCTAAGGCTATCTCTGACTTGGACTACGCACACGAGAAAGCATCTAAACCTCCCATGTATAAGATGTTCTCTGATACCCAGAGTCAGGCCTTAGAGGCGTGGTCTTGTAAGAAGCAAGCCCAAGAAATGAGAGAGGAACTTCGTAGCTACATCAGTTTTGTACATGGGCCATCGGCTTGGGATGAAATCGTAAGGACTGAGGCTAAGATGCGTAAGGAACAAAGAGAACTGGTGTATAAGAAACAAGAGTTCATAGATAACTGCATTAATTGGGGTGTAGGTTTAATCGTAGTTCTAGCTGGTGCAGCTGGTCTAGCTTTCGTTATATACTTAGTAGGTAAACAACAGGGGAAATGGTAATGGCTAAGGAAGATCCAAGACTAAAACGAGCAGGTGTGTCAGGTTTCAACAAACCTACGGCTACACCAAGTCACAAGACTAAATCTCATATTGTTGTAGCTAAGGTGGGTGACCAGATCAAGACAATCAGGTTCGGTCAGAAGGGTGTTAAAGGTAGTCCTGATGGGTCAGCCCGTAACAAAGCATTCAAGGCAAGACACAAGAAGAACATTGCTAAAGGTAAGATGTCTGCAGCCTATTGGGCTAACAAGGTTAAGTGGTAACCATGGAAACTCTAGGTATAATCATGGTCTGTATGTCTGCTCTAGCAGAACATTGTCAGGTCTTAACCAGTCCTCATGTGTATAACACTGTAGAGGAATGTCAAGAGGATGCGTATAATACTTCTTTGAGCATAAAACAACAGTACCCTCATGCGACTATCCTACCTCAATGTGTTGAGTTAAACTATAAAGGGGAGAAAGCATAATGGCTAGTCCTAAACCATCTAACCCGGCCTTGTGGTCACGAGCTAAGGCAGCTGCTAAGAAGAAGTACAAGGTGTACCCCTCTGCTTATGCAAATGCCTACGCTTCTAAGTGGTACAAAGAGAAGGGTGGCAAGTGGTCCGGTAAGGACAACAGAGTAAAGAGGAAAGCATAATGCCTAAAGGAGGACTAGGTAAGTGGTTCGGAGAGGACTGGCGAGATGTAAAGACAGGTAAGGCCTGTGGTCGCAAGTCAGCTACGAAGAGCAAGAGGGGTTACCCTGCATGTCGCCCGAAGGCAGTAGCTGGTAGCATCTCTAAAAGGGAGGCGGCTAAGAAGACTGGACCTAAAAGAGTCAAGTGGTCTACAACAGCATCAGGAAAGAAAAGGAAGAAATAATGCCATACAAGAACGGAAAGAAAATGCCCTACGGTAAAGGGGCTGTAAAAAAGAAGCCAGCTATGGCTAAGAAGCCAATGCTTAAGAAGAAAAAGAAGTAAGCAATAAAAAACCCCGCTAAGGATTGAGTTCCTTGGCGGGGTTTCTTTCTTTTATAGACCTTCTTTAATGAAAGTCTTGACCCACATGGCTGTGATGTCAGATCTAACAATGTCCTCTACACCAAACTCCACCGTAGGTACAGGTAGCATGTACTTCTTAGCTAGGTGGATAACCTTAGACAAACCATCGGCTTCCCTGAGGTCACTCTGTTGTGCATCACCATTAAGGACGATGGTACTGCCCTCACCTACCCGTGTCAGCAACATCTTGAGTTCGTGTGTTGTGATGTTCTGTGCTTCGTCAACGATTATGAAGGCATTATCGAAGCTACGGCCACGCATAAGTGCAAGAGGTGCCATCTCAATGTTACCATTCTTGATACCAGTTTCGACTGTTCCTTTACCAAGGTGCTTCTCCAATACATCTAACACAGGTAATGCCCAAGGCATTGTCTTCTCTTGAAGGTCACCCTTCAGGAACCCTAGTTCTTTACCTACTGCTACATGAGGCCTCGTTATAACGATCTTATCAATTCGCTTAGTCGCATACAAATCCGACGCCACCGTTGCCGTGATGTAAGTTTTACCTGTTCCAGCTGGACCAAGAACAAATACTTGATTCGAAGATGAAAGGGCATCAATGAACTCCTTTTGTTTGTCAGTACGAGGTACGAGACCTGATGTCTTCTTAGAGTCAGCGCCTTTGTAGTTAGTCTTTCTTCGTGTAGGTTTCTTCAAGGGTTCTATATTATTCATAGGTTGACCAACTCTGCCTCTACAAAAGGAATGTGAAAGAACTTCTCACCATGCGTGATGTACCTACCCCTAGCAACCCTAAGACTATCCTGAGTTAGCTGTGTGTCCTTGATACGCCATGCCTGTTTGAAGTCAGGCCTGAAGACATAGAAGTTAAGGACACCGTTCTCTGAGGAATGTTTATCTAAGAGGCGTTGCTTACGTTCAGGGATACGGATCTCTTTCCACTCAACAGGCCAGTCGGATGTCCATGCTGTCTTAACCTCTGCCTCATTGAAGTATGTGTAACCACTCCTCTGCGACACAACATCAACATTGAAGTTCTCTTCGTTGTTAACGATGGTGTGACCCTTAGCCTCTAAGTAAGTGACCAAGGCTTCACGGGCAGGGCTATCGTATGCTTCATAATCTGCTCGACTAAAACTCTTCCGTACTGCTGCCATTGAGTAGTTCCTTTAGTTCGGTGTAGCCTCCTATGTGCTCACCTTGTGGGTTAAAGATCTGAGGTACAGTTGTCATACCAGCTTCTCTGATTAATGTTAAGAGCCACCTACTACTAGGGGAGTCGAGGGTGTAGGAGACATAAGCCATTCCCCTACCCCGCAACATAGCCTTAGCATCATCACAGAAATTACACTGTGTTCTACCTAAGACTATCCAACTCATGTCAGATCTACAATCTCACAGGAGTCACCTGTACAGGCCATAGTCTGACTACCTGATGTGTTGTCTTCTTGCTCATAGTCAGCAAGCAAAGACCAGTTGATCTCACTAGGCATCAGTGATAGTAGCTCTGTGTACTCTGTCTCACCACAGTCCTGATACGGAGCCTGTTGGTAAGTGTGATCTGAGTGTGGCAAGAAAGACACACCACTCATCTCATCGAAGTGTTTGTACACAAAGGCACCTACGTCTACCCACTCAGCGTCACGTACTGAGATAGTCACACTAGGCTTATGCTCACACCATGATCGTTGATATGTCAGCCATGTCTCTAGCTGTTCAATGGCTGTTGTATCATTACGAGTAACAGCATTGTCAGGTGACTTCATAGGGAAGCTAAACACGGTAGTCTGATCTGGCTTCATAACACAAGGCTCTGATGGGATACCTTGGTCAACCATGAACTGTGTTAAGGGGTCTTTGTTGTCTCCTCTGACGGTTCGGATGTAGTAATTATTGTGTCTGGCGTGTATCCCAGAGGCTGAGCAAACGAGTTGGCTGACTGTTCCCGATGGCTTAACACAGCTAATAGCAGTAGCGACAGGAATATCAAGCAGGCCAGCCCACTCAGCGTTAGTTTCGATGGCAATTTCACGTAACTTCTCCAATGTTTTATCTAGACCAGCATTCTTGCTAGTCGTTAGGGGGTTATCCATAATGCCTGTTAGGCTCACACCTAGCAGACGTTCAGCTTCAGTATTGTCAGCCCATACCTTACGTAGGTAGGGCATCTTAGTATAGGTTGACTGGATAGTACCTAGTATGGTAGCCAGTTTAACCTTACGAGCTAACGTATCGAAGTTATCTGTAGCTCGTACAACAACCTCTGTTAGGTTGCAGAATTGATTAGGACGTAGGATGATCTCACTGCACGGGTTAGTCCCGAATTCATAGTTAGGGTCTCTTCGTCCATTCTTTGCGGCCTGTGCCTTAGAGGCTTGGCGGTTAAAGATACCACGTTCACCTGATCCTGACTCAACCAGTGCTGTCCATTCCCGCATGAAAGACATAGCATCTGGCTTCTCAGTGTACGACACAGAGTTGTTAGCCAAGGCACGTTGTGGGTTATTCTCCCACCATGAACCAGACTTAGCATGACGCATACGATCATCTGAGAGGTTGCTCAATGAAATCATGGCTGAACGCCTCACTCCACCTACGACAACCACCTCACCGATCTTACACATCAGGTCATGGCATTCAACAGATGATAGCTTACGTCCCTCTGCCGCACGAAAGGTGTTGACAGCGAAGTTAAACAGATCAATCAGAGGCGCTGGGCCAGAAGCCCGTCCACCAAACGTCTTGAGCCTTGCACCTGCAGGACGTACCTTAGATACATCCCACTTAGGAATCTCACCACTGTACAGGAGTGCAATAACTTGACGCAGAGCCTTAGCCCAACCTTCCTTACTGTCCTTAACGACAACGATAGACTCACTCTCGAAGAGCTTAGGCACTTCTGGGAGCTTGCTGATGAACTGGCGCTCAACGGAGAACCCAACTCCAGTACCACAGAGCAAGATAAACATAGCCTCATCGAAGGACTTAAGATCATCTACGGGTAGGTAGCTACAGTTGTACATACAGGTGTTGTCACGAGAAGCGGCAGGGCCAGCTGTCATAAGTGACCGCATAGATGGCATCACCTCTAAGCCAAGTATAGCATTCTCAAGCTGGTCGATGTAACTGTTGTCACCTGCTACAGGCTTAACGATGTTGTCGATGTAACGGGATACTGTCTCACCCCAATTCTCTCTTCGTCCTTCCTTGTCTAACCATCGTGCATACCGGGAGGTAGCGATGAATGTCTGATAGTCTGTTGGTAGTAGGTTGCTCATTCACCTCGTCCTCGCATTGTTTTATCTTCCTCTAACCAGATCATACGGTCAATGTCTTCTCTGTTTATTCCAATGTCCTTTAGTTCCCTATCTGACATTTGATTGAGTATCTTGACTGCCTGTCGGTGCTCAGACCACATGACACAGTACCTCAGGAACCTAACTACAATATTGTTTACCCATCTCTTCTTCATCGGTTATCCCCTGATCCCTTAATCACACCTCGTTCAGCACGACTGTTCAGCTTATCCATGTTATACTGTAACACTTCTGGCAGGTTACTGTAGAAGTAATTAGCTAATGCTGTAGCATAGAACACAACATCACCTAACTCTTTAATGATTTCTTTCTGACTTACCTTGGCATCATCTCGTAGATACTTCTTGATCTTCTCTGCTACCTCACCAGCCTCACCAGCTAAACCCAATGTGTTTTCCATTAGGCGTTTCTCACCTCGTGTTGTGATCTTACCCTCAACCCAATAGGAGTAATCCATAGGGGTTACATCCACAATCTTGAAAGCGTCTATGTCCTCTTGTGTAATCATATTACAGTCCTTTAGTTGTCATTGTCTATCATGTCTATTGGTACATCTTGGAAGAAGAAATCGTCTAGCTCAATGTCACCCCTGTTAACAAGGATGTCTAGTACATCTACCTCTTCTAAGTCTACCCTATCTAGGACTCCAAGCAGCCCGTAGCTAGTAATTAGTAACTCAAGTTGTCCTTTGTAGTCGAACATCTGCTCACCTTAATGTTTATTAGAAGGGGTCATGCGTCATACACGTAGTCGCCGCCTATGGTGACTCCCTCAATGGTTGAAGATACCTTGTTTGATTCAGCATAGGCATCATCGAAACTATCGTATAGCATCTCCGTATGTTCTAGATCACCGTCAACCTCAGCTAAGTAAACTACACAATAAGGTTGCTCACCTGTGCTGTCGATGGTGTACTCTGGGTGTTCGAATGGACCTTCAAGAACCTTATGCAAGGTGATCTTCATTTCCTTTTCCTTTCTCGTAGCCATGTATCAGGTATAACTTTGTCTGCGTACTGGAAGCCATGCTTCTTACACCACATACCATAGGTGGTCTTGCTACCTTTGTACAGCTTTGCTTTACTGTTTGTAAAGACAAACCTTATATCGTACTCAGGGTGTTGAGACTTAACTGCAAGGTGTTTAGCTCTGTCCGAAGAAATGAACCGGCCCTTGGTCTCAACTACAATACCATTTCTAAGAACAAAGTCAGGTGTGTAGGTCTTTATCTTAGGATCTACCCACTTGATCTTTAGTTTCTCGTACTCGAAAGGGACACCCTTCTCTTTAAGGAAGGTAGCTGTGTCCTCTTCTAGTCCTGACCTATAGCCAGCAAGTAGTGCTCTCTTCCTTAACTTACTCCGCATCCAAAGGAACCTCTGGAACCTTAGGCTCATACACTACATCAACCAAGTACTGTGGGCCGAAACTGTATATGAACTTACGGGCCTCAGGCCAACACTCTTTCTTGAACTCACAGTAGCTACACATCATAGGCAGCTTAGTGTTCGGACTTGACTTGGACTGAGGTACTGGTTCGTAGCGTTCAGACGGGATGTCCCCTGCTACTAAGTCCTTAGCCTCTAGCATTTCATGCTCTTTGGTCTTTAAGTCCTCTGTGAAGTCATGTACATCAAGGCAGATATGTCCGTTCTGTTTGTCGATAGCAAGGAAAGCACCGTGTGTCTTATTTGTCACAAGTGGATCATCTTTACCTGCATACACATACGAACTAAGCTGACTGATGTAGCCGAAAGCGTCGTCCTCTCGTAGTGTACCTTCCTTGAACTTCTTGAAGGCGAAGGAACTACAAGACTTAACATCCACAGTCATGCCGTTAATCACACAGTCACGATGTCCTTTGATACCATGAACATCAAGACGGTCCTGTTGTCCTTTAACATCATGGCCTGCAGCGATAGCAATGGCAAGTGCAAGCTCTTCGATCATGTCTCCGTAGAAGAACTTGAACAAGGTACTAGCATTGAGTGGGATAGCGGAGTCAGACTTGTTGACCTTGTACCACAGTTTACGTTTACATGGTGTCCCGATAGAGGACAGTGAGAGATAAGCCCTAGGTTCTTGGGGCTTGCCGAAGCGTTGGTTAGCAGCCAGTGAGATGTTGGAGCCTAGGGTAGAACCAACTACCCCAGACCAACCACCTTCACCCTTGATAACCTCGTGCATGTCAGCAACAAGTGTATCAATGGTTTTCATATTAGAAGCCCACCGCTTCGTTCTCCTTAACGTACTCTACAAGTTCGAGTACCTTAACACTGACTAGGCTAGTACGAGCATACTGCTTACCGTCACCACCTGTGAACGTAGTAATCAGGTTAGTACACTCAGCTACAGTACCGTTACCGATAGTACCCATGTCTTCTGTCCAAGGGTTACCATCCTTGTCTGTGACCTTAGGCTCACCACCTGCTTGCTCAAGTACACTACCGTCCTTCTTGAGAACCTTGTGTGGACGGACGAACTTAACTACCATCTCGCCTTCCATGATACGCTTCTGGTTAGGTTGCTTCTGTGAACCTGAGTCTTTGAGGCGTGACATCATCTCCTTGTCGAGGACTTGGTTGACTGTGTAAGCACCCTCAGTCTTCTGATATGCACCACCGTACCCTTCGAGGTCTCGGTTACCCTCTGAGAGGCGAGCCCATTCGATTGGGCCAGTTGTTGTTACTTCTTTGTATGTTGTCTTAGGCATTGGTTTTCCTTTGATTGTTAGGGGCCATACTTATATATTAATACGTACAGTAGTCGGTGTCAACAGTTAATGTGTATCTTTCCAAGATTTTCCTATGGAAGATTCACCAGCGAGGGGACACATAATTCCTAGGTGTAATCCCGCCCACTCAATAGCATCTCGTTGTATCTTAGCTAACCTTTCGGCATCTTCTAAACTCCCTCTTATCTCTGTTTGCCATTCGTCATGCACCCAAGTACATACCTTAAAGTCTAGGCCTTGGTTGCTTGCCTCTTCCATCCAGCGTCTTGTTGCATACTTCATAACGAGTGTCTCCCCGTTCTGCAACATACCCGCTAGTGTCTTGTGTTCGCTGGGTACTACAACCCTGCGTCCATCATAACCTTTGAAGTAACCCTGACTTGCTATCTCAGGGATAACTTTCTTCTTTAGTCTAGACAATCCTTCAATACTCTCAGTGAAGTTGTTGACTGCCTTACCTGCCTGACCCATGTTAGTCTTGAGGATCTGTGCAATCTTAGCTGTACCTGCTCCCAGTAAGAAAGCATAGATGAACGTCTTAGACATGTCCCTCGTGATACCAGCTAGGCCTAGAGCCTTACGGTTAAGGTTATGGATGTCTGTCTGATCCTCACTCCTACCTTCGATGATAGCCTTGATGTACTGCTTACTCTCCATTATGTCAGCAAGTATTCGAAGCTGGATACCTGAGGCATCTGTACCTACAAGGTAACACCCCTCTGGTGTAGTCCATAGGTCTCTGAACCTACCATCGTAGTCTGACTTCACCTTCTCAACTGCTGTCTTAGGCTCACCATGAAACACACTAGGTATGTTTCCCATGTTCGGGTGCCTGTGTGCCATACGTCCTGTCCAAGACCCTATGTGCATGAACTGACCGTGGATACGGGTGTCATTGCTATGTGAGAACGATTGTAACCACTCTGAGAGGGTGCTTCTACGTCCTTCTAGGGTGAGCCACTCAGCAAGAGCATGAGCACCCTCAGGCGCACTCTTAGGCAGTGTCTTTAGGTTCTCCTCTGATACTGTCCATCCATACTTGTTGTAGTAGTCTAGCTTGTCTAGGTTACCATCTCGCAGGGCCATACGATGTCCTACTGTTCTGTCCACTGGGTTCCAACCAGCATCCCATAGTCTCTCAACACGTTGCTTAGTAGAGCCGGGGTTGAATGTGATGTAGTCGTAACACAACAGCATGTCTCCTACAATCTCAGTCTTAGGATATGTGTTGATTGCTTCTGATACATTCTTGAACAACTCACCATCAGCCTTGGTTCGATACTTGATCTCCTTAACTACCTCTAGCTTTGGTGGGAAGGCCTGATGGATACGTTCCTCTAGTTCCTGTAGCCTCTTAGTAATCTCTAGGTGCATTGCCTCTGCGCTGTCAATGTCGAACTCAAAGCCACCCTCGTGCATCTCTTGGCAGATTATTGCTACGTCATGCTCAAGACGCATAGCTTGTGACCAAGCCTTGTCTTTGATCTGAGAAGAGAAGTGTTTGAACAACTGCTCAGTCACCTCTACGTCACGATGGCAGTAAGCTAACATCTCTTCTGTGAGGCCACCTTCGAAGTCCTTGAAGTTATCCTTAGGGTATCCTAGCTTCTCTCCCCATGTGGCTAGGCTGTGTGAGCCTATGCCGAAGTCAACAGACATGGACACTACAAGTGTGTCAACGATCTTAGTCATGTCGATCACTGGCCCTACGATCCTGTTAATGACAGGCCCATCGAAGTTAATGAAGTTATGACCTACCCACCGGGTAACTTTCTTAGCGTACTCGACAAACCTTGCACGTTCAGCCATGTCTATATGTAAATTAAGGAACTCATTAACGATACCAGTGTCCTTCTCTTTAGTGCAGATGCACCAGATCTTCTTAGCATCTAGGCTTTCTGTTTCTATGTCTGCGAATACTATCATTCCATCTTCCCTATCCAATGTGTCGTATCATCGAAGGGGTCAAGTCCATCGTCCCCTATCTTCTGTGAGCTTGAAGGTTGTCTCTTCGAACCTGAGCTTACCTGCGAATCCTGTCTTACCAGCTGGTCTGTTCTTGATAAGCAAGAGTTGTGTTGTGTTTCTTTCATCACGATCCTCTGACATCTTGTCTCTCTGTAGTTTAACTACAACAGAGGCACGTTTAGATATAGTCCTACAGTCCCGCACCTGCCCATCATCATTCTCGTGAGCAATGGTTACGATACCTACGTTAAGCTCAGAGGCTAGGCGAGACAGCTGTACTGACAAGGCAGACAACCATTTCTCTACTGACTCGTCACCCTTGCGTGAGTAGGCTAGGTCTTGGATGGGTTCAAAGAACACATAGTCTACACCACAAGCCTCTCGAAAGTACCTGATCTTTTCTAAGATGTCCATAGGGTCTTCGTCAACTGCTATCTGGAACTGATACAACCTCTCCTCTGCGGTCAACTCAGTGATAGCCCTCTTCACATCATCCTCCATGTCGTGCTCTTCGATAAGGTCACGGCGAGTGAGGTTCTTGTTAAGGTGGTACGACACAAGGCCTAGAACACCACGTTTCTCTGTCTCCTCTAGGTGGCATATAGCAATCTTAAGATGCTTGTGCTCAGTCAGAATGTAGTACTCTAGGTATCGCATGAACTCTGTCTTACCGATACCCTCAGGTGCTTGGAACACAGTGAAGTGTCCTTGCATGAGGCCTAGTGCTACATCATCAAACGATTCGATACCTGTCGATACATAGACTGCATCATCCTTCTTATCGAACAACTCAAGGAACTGCTCCGTTGTGTTGCGGATATTGTCAGGCGAGTACCGCTTGCAGTTATAGAACGCAGCTTGGTAGCTTGCCTTAGCATTACCCTGTAAGAACTCATTAGCATCCTTGAACTTGTCATGTACAATCTCGTAGGTCTTACTAGGAAACAATGCACCGATCTTAGCTGCAAGAGACTTACCTGCTTGGTCATTGTCAACGGACAGGATGATCTTATCGAAGCTATCTAACCACTCCTTTGCTTTACCTTGCCATAGCTTCTGGTTAGGTGTTGCGCTAGGTACTGACACACAAGGGTACTTCTTGTCGAGCATCTGGAAAGCAGACAGTGTGTCTAGCTCACCCTCACATACTACAACAGACCTAGATGAACCTGAGTTGAACTTATCCATACCGAATAGCTCGTCTGTCTTGAACCCTTTGTCTGTCTTGAAGGCCTTGTCCTTGATGTTGCGTACCTTACGGGAGCCACTAGGGTAGGTGTAGACTTGGTTGTTACCGAATGTCTTAACACCGTACCATTCCATAGTATCTCGACGTACCCCACGGTAGTCAACGTAGTCTCCTGTACCTTCAACCTCTACTGGTGTTCTGTCTAGCATCTGTCTTGTATCCTTTAGTGGGTAGGTATCCTTAGCCCAGCTCTTAAGTGACATACCCTTGGATGGGTAGCTCTTGTCGCAACTATGACAGAAGCCTAGCATCTTGTCAGGGTTATAAGCAAAGGCATTAGAACTCTCACAGTCTTGGTGAGGGCATGGCTGGTGTGTTATCTCTTGTGCTTGCATTAGTTCCTCACAAACTGTAGCTTGAACATACCCTCCGAAGAGTTTATAGATGCTACGAGATCCATTAGTTGTTGGTATGACATACAGATTAACTCGTGACTGTCAAGGGATTCCTCGTACTGTCGGATGTAGACTTCATTGTTATCTGTTAAGACAACCTCAACATCCTCATGTTTATCTGCCTCGTCCATGATTACTACAACAGAGGCATCTGATTCGAACTCAACTGTGTACATCTGGTTGCTCCGCTACAATAATGTTAACGTGTGCTACGTTACCTTCTACACGAGTAATCTTATACTCTAGCCCAGCCTTAGTGAGTAACAATCTTAGTTGACCTACAGGTATCATAGCTTATCCTCTCCATTCAGTTGATTGATACGCATCTGTGAGTACCTGATAACTTTCTCTAAGTCAATGATCTCACTCTCAACCTGCGTCTTACCCTCGTACATCTTGTAGCCTGCACGGCTGGCATACTTAACTATGTTGCCACGCCAGAACTCAAAGCCATTACGCATGATGTATGTGATAGGCTCAATGGTCCACCGTGCGTAGTGCTTAGGTTCATTCACGATGTCTGATGTATGCTCTGCCAATACACTCTCCTTAAAGTCTTCACGTTCTTTTATTAGACGATCCCATTCACTCTTTATCATCATCATCCTCCGTCAGTGCATCCCACGATACAGGGAATATCTCAATCATCTTACGATCAATCTGCCGTGCTACTACCCGTGTCTCGGCCTGTGTGTCAGACTTGCAACGTAGGTTACACATGTCAGCAAAGGCATCAAGGCTGCCACTCCAGTACCACTCTGTCATGGTAGACTGAGGCAGTACCATACGGGCTTGCTCAGGTGCTACACCATCTTCCAACAAACTTTTGTATAAACTTAAACAGTTGTTATTGTATTCTGTTACAGCTTCGTCTGAAAAAGAAACAACCTCACCTTCACTACCCTGCTTCTTATCTTCACTACGTCCACGCCATACGTCAGGCTGATAGAACTCAGGTTCATCATCGACATACCTACGGCTGATCTCATTCCAGCGTAGGAACTTATGCTTGACTAGCTGCCTAGCTACAAAGATCGGAGCCTTAACGTGGAAGCTGGCGAAGCAGTGACCGAAGGGGCTGATGTGCTTGTGATCTGCAAGGTAACGTATCAGCTTGGCATCCTTATCCTTAAGGTAAGGTGGACCCCACATGTTATCTTCCATCTCACTTTTCTTACCGAAGGATACCCGTGCAGCGTTAGCTACCGTCAAGTCTGTACCCATGTGGTCAATGTACGTTACTTCAATCATGGATGCGTACTCCAATACACTCTATTGTTTCTAGTTTGTCGTTGACTAAGACAGAAGCAATGCGAAGTTCTGTCATGCACTTTGTTTCATTGTCGAATGTACCTAGGTGATGATACCTAACACCCTGTTCAGGTACTGCATCGAACCATATAAGTAAGAACATTAGTTTCATTAGAACGGAACCTCTCCATTTACATCTCGTGGATCTTTGAATGAGTAGTCAAGTCTATCATCTTGCTTGACCTGAACCTTCGGTTGGATAACTACAACACCCATCTCTTGCAGGTGTCTCTCTAATTCTGGTGTCATAACCTTACCTCCATACTTATACATTAGTACGAAACCTATAGTGCTGTCAACTACTCTTTATACTTTTCTCTGTAGCCTACTAGCTTTTTAATCTCGTCACTCTCGTTGATACTAAAGATACGTTCAAGATCATCCCGCCCGAAGGTGCTGTATGCTGTCTTGTTTATATCATCCTTGCACATGGTGCAGTAGTATCGGTTCTCTTTACCATCAAAGAATGACGGGTCAGGTTTGTTACAACAGAAACATCTCATGGTCTTATCCTTTAAGTATCTTTGTTTAAAGTATCCTTATAACACAGATACTTTAAGGGTATATCCTTTAAGTAAAGATAGGGTATCACAACTCAGTGCTGTTGTC